AGAAACCACAGAGCAGCGAGGGTTTCAGTAATATTGATATGTCGGATTGGCATTTTTGCAAAGTTTACGGATTCAGAGAAGGCATTGACAAATGTTCAGGATGCGACCAAGACAAGGTGAGGGAGGCGGCTGAGAAAGCATTCAATCAAGCAAGAAAGCAAACTTCAATTTTAGGGGAAAAAGATATTCAAATGACAGACTACCTTATTTCTCCTAAGTATAAGACTTTTGACGATTATTGGAACTCGAAAAAGCAGTAAACTAAAATAAATAGATATGAGCTTATTATACAAAGACCCTAAATACGTAAAAACTACTTGCAAAATAAAGCAAGAGGATGGTAAAATAGTTATAGACTTTTGGGCAGATTGCGGAAAGTTTGGAACTGATGAAATGCTTGATGGGTATGTACTTACTCCTGAAAGATTGTTACAGATATTACAAGACCGAGACGATTATACAGATGACGAGTTGTAGCATTGTTTACAACGGTTTACTAAACAATCGTTTTGATGTTGTTTAGTACAGGTTGTCGAATTAAAAACAAATAAGATGAAAAGGTATCAAGTAAGACGCTGGGATAAGCGCAACACATTACGATTCAAGAAGTATGCATACCCTATGTGGTTTATGATGAATTTAGTGACAATAATGTTAATATATATAATAACCATAGTAAATTAAAATGAAATGAAATTAGAATTAAATCACAATGCAAATTCTATTGGAAAATGTTTTGGTTTTTCTGAAACTCTTACTGATGATATAGAAAAGAGTTTAGAGTTTGATAGAAACCTAGATAAACCTAAATCAAACGCAATAGAGACTACTTTTAATAAATTTGTAGATAAATTTGATTACTATGCTTTACCTGACAATCCTAAAACAGAAGAATCGTTACAAACTTTTTATGTGTACATAGGAATGTGTATAGCTAGAGCTATGTTTATGGTGGATGCTAATGGCCTTGTTAATGCTCTTAAAGATACTGTAAAAGAGGATCTAAAAAGTAGCGTAGGAGATTTATTAGCTAAAGCAACTCAATTTGACGTAGAAAAATTTAAAAAACATTTAGAATCAGACGAAGATGACTTTTGAAAAAGATTTACAAAACGCTAAAAAGATATATGATGAACTCTTAAAATTACAGAAACTCAAAAAATCTTATGAAGAATTACAAGAAGTAGCAGAACATATAATAGAAAAAGAATTGCCTTTTTCTTTTACAATGAATATTACTCTTAAAGTTCCTAATGAGAATCCAGAAAATGCAAACAATGCAGAAGAAACACTCAGAAATTTATTGAATACAGACAATCCAGGGGAGTTTTATGACATTCTTAACAATGCTGAAAAAAGAATGGATGCTCCAAAAAATAAAAACAAGACTATTTCAATAAATTTAAGTGAGCTTGATAATAAAACGTTTGCAGCAGTATTAGAAAAATTAGTAACAGATCTTAAACAAAAATTAGAGAAATAATGGCAATACTTAGTATAATAACTTTAATAGGAGCAGGTGTATTGATTATAATGTTCATGTACGGTAGAAAAGTAGATAAAGAAACACAAGATTTGCTTGATAACGCACTTGTTGAAGTAGAATCAGGAGAAGATTTTACACAAGAAGACGCTAATGCGTTAAATAATTTAAGCTTTTATGTTCAGTTTGAAGCACTTAGCAAAAGAGCTCAAGTGGCATTAGGCAAAGCAAATGTGTATTCTTTGCAAGAGTTATTGGATCTTGATGTCAATAAAGATCTGGAGAATATTAAAGGATGTGGCCCTGCTACAAAAACAGAGATAGCAGCATTTCAAGCTAGTATGCACAATGCAGGTTTAATACTATGAGAACGTTATCTAAATTGATATATGGTTTATATCTAACTGTATATGTAATAGTAAGTAGTTCTTTTATAGGAGTTTGTTTAGATCTTATTGTAAATACACCTCCACATAAAATAACTGTAGTGGGCATTGCGTATGACGTTGTAGCTTTCTTTACAATGTTTACTATAATGATAGCATTATTATTTATAGGGTATGTTACGTTTAAAGCTGTTATTACGCCTAGTAAAATAGAAGAACAATTACGTGATTTATTCAATAAACCTAAGCTACCATTCTAAATTGTTTAAGGGAGGAGGAAAAGTCCTTCTCCCATTTTTAATATTATCTAATTATAATAATTATGGAGTTTCCAGAATTTAAATTAAGAGTTATCAAAAAGTATTTTGATATCGAAAAAGAAGAAGACGCTGTACCTGTTTTGTTTTTAGGATTACAAAACAATAAAGCAAAGCTAGTTCGTATACCAGATGTTTATCTAGAAAATAAAGACAAAATGGTAGCAGAGATAGACAATATTATTGCTATTTCAAATCCTAAATACATTGCTTTTTGTGCATTTTCTAATGTGCATAAAATGGATACTGTTACTAATGAATGTATAGAATCTATTGAAGGTATTTCTATGATGTTTGAAGATGGAATAGAAGACAAAAGTTATACTGTTACGTTTGAAAAAACAGAAAAAGGATATCAATTCAATAATGAATTCAATTCAGATGAAGTAGGCACAGAGATATCTGGTAGATTTTTAAAGAAATTGTAGCATGATCTATTTTATAGGGCCTGATGAGGCAATGGAACGTGATTTTGCTGAAAAATGCAATATTGAAACGGCTGTTAAATACTGTGAAAATCAAGATGTGCTTGGTGTAGACACTGAAACTGAGGGTTTTGACTTCTTAACTAAGAAAATGGTAATGTTTCAGATAGGTGATGAAGTAAATCAGTTTGTAGTTGACACACGTTATGTTTCTATTGAGCCGTTTAGAGATGTCCTAGAAAGTAAAAAGATCGTTAAAATACTACACAATGTAAGATTTGATTATAAAGTAATTAAAAGATGGGCAGAGATTGAACTTGAAAATGTTCATGACACCATGCTTGCAGAACAAGTTCTTAATTGTGGTAAACGTAATTATGGCTATGGTCTTAAAGATCTGGCTTATAGGTATTTAGGACTTTCTATGGACAAAGAAGTGCGTAATAGATTTATTAGTCTTGCTGGTCAACCATTTGATAAGGATCAAATAGTGTATGGTGCCAATGATGTTAAATATCTATGCGTCATGCGTAAAATGCAGTTAGAATCTGTTAAATCTTATGAGCTTGAAAAAGTACTAGATCTTGAGAATGATGCTGCTCTTGCGTTTGCTGATATTGAGTACAATGGCATACCACTAGATGTGCCTGGATGGAAAGAGATTGCAAGTAATTCTTATGATGAAGCTTTAAAGCTTGAAGCAGAACTTGATAGCGCTGTATTAAATGACGCTAGGCTTGAAAGATTTAAAGCTAGATACGTACAAGGTGATTTGTTTACACCTGTTCAAGATTTGCGTAAAGTCAATATTAAATGGTCTAGTCCTACACAGGTTCTTCAAGTATTTAGGACATATCTGCCTGAGCTTGAGAATGTTAACGGCAAAGAGATAATGATACACTCTAAGAAGTTTCCTATTATAAAACAATATATTAAATATAAGGAAGCAATGAAGCTCGCTACTAGTTATGGTGAAGAGTTTCTAAAGAATGTACGTGTAGACGGTAGAATACATACTAGTTTCAATCAAATATTGAATACTGGTCGTGTAGCTAGTAATTCTCCTAATATGCAACAGATACCTGCTGATAATAAATTCAGAAACTGTTTTGTTGCAAAAGAAGGTTATGTCTATGTATCTGCCGATTATAGTTCTCAAGAGCTATGTATCATAGCTGAAGGCTCTAAAGACCCTGTGTGGCGTAAAGTTCTTGAAAAAGGACAAGACCTCCACTCAGTATGTGCTGATCTTGTATACGGCCAAGAGTGGATTGATGCAGCCGAAGATGATTGTGTTTATTTGGAAAACAAACAAAAATGTGAATGCTCTGGGCATAAAAAACTTAGAACCAATGTTAAGACTGTGAATTTCGGTCTTGCTTATGGTATGGGCCCACATAAACTTGCATGGACGCTTGATATTTCAAATGAAGAAGCTGAAAATCTTATTGCTAAATACTTTCAAGCTTTTCCTTCTATTGGTAAATTCTTAGAAGCACTTGGTACATATGGTAAAACCAGAGGTCATATCCGTACTTATTCTCCATTTAGACGTGTTAGATGGTTTGAAAACTGGTTTGCTGGTATTCAATTTCGTAAAGATAAACTAGGAGAAGTAGGTGCTATTGAACGTGCTAGTAAGAATACACCAATACAGGGTACTGGTGCTGATATGACCAAGCTTGCTCTTGTTAAAATACGAGAGTATCTAAAAACAAATCCAAAGTTTGATGTGCAAATTGTAATGACTGTACACGATCAAATTGATACTATATGCAAATCAGATCAAGCTGATGAATGGAAAGGTATTATGGCTACGCTTATGGAAGAAGCTGGAGCTGAAATACTTCCGTCTGGATTGCTAAAAGCTGATCCTAATATCAGTGATAAATGGGAAAAATAACGTAACTTTACACTATTCCAATGGGACATATGAAATTTGTAACTGAGCTTGCTTTTGACGAACAAGAGCTTGCTGAGTTCAGAGCTGCTTATCAAAAAGCAGTAAAAGAAAAAAAGAAAGAGTACCAGTATAAAAATTCTTATTTATATACAGAATATGCTGGTCATGTACTTTATTATGTAGACAATCATGCAAAAGACATTAAATCTCAATATAGAGAAAGACACTGAGCAACAACTACATTTTAATACATGGAAAGAAAATGGCATGAAAGGTACCTCAATTGCTGCTACTGGTCTTGGTAAAACCAGGATAGGTATTATGGCAATTGAGCATATCTTAAACATGTCAGAGAGTAACAAGGCACTTGTTATAGTGCCAACGGAAAACCTGAGAGACAATGAATGGGTTAACGAGTTCAGAAAATGGGAATTATCTCATCTTCTGCCAAGAGTAGAGTTTATGTGTATCCAATCTGCTTACAAACTATCAAATCAGAAATGGTCTATAGTTGTAGTAGATGAGGTACACACTACTCTATCTCATGTGTATCGTAATTTTTACGAATACAATAACTGGGAGACTATTTATTGTCTAACTGCTACTCCCCCTGAGAATGAAGAGTATCGAGAATACTTAGAATCTTTTTCGCCTATATTAATGAAAACAGACCTTAGAAAGGCCAGCAAATTAGAGTTGGTGTCAAAACATAAGGTCTACAATTTAGGTGTAAGTTTTACAGCTCTCGAAGCTCTTCAGTATCAAAGGGTGGATAAGCTTTACAATCAGGCTGCTTCTCATTTGGGAGGAGTATACAGTGCGTTTGCCAATGCCACTAAATGGCGAAGGTCTAAAAATAGAGACAAAGCAAAATGGGCAAACATATTCTATACAACTATGCAAAAGAGAAAACAGATCTGCTACAATGCTGTAAATAAAGTCAAAATGACTGATGAGATAATTAAAAAATTCTCAGATAGAAAAGCATTGGTATTTAGTGAGTCTATTGAGTTTGCAGAAAAACTGCAAGAAACCCTTGGAGCTGAATGTGTTACATTTCATTCAAAGCTGTCTAAAAAGGAAAGAGATAAAGCATTAGAAGATTTTGCTAATTCTAATAAACGTGTTATTAGTTCAGTAAAGGCTCTTAATGCAGGTCTTAATGTTCCTGATTGCAGCCTTGGTATATGCGCTGCTGGTAGCTCCAAAGCTTTAGATAACATCCAAAGAAAAGGAAGAACTTTGCGTAAGACGGATGATAACAAAGAGGCTATTTACATTAATCTATTTATAAAAGGTAGTCAAGAAGTAAAATGGGTAAGAAAAAGAACTCAAAAAGACAAAGTAAAGTGGGTCGAGTCGTTAGACGAAGTAGTATAAAAGTTAGAGACTGGCAGGTATCTAAATACAAATATTCTTTTCCTGAAGAAGATGAGTATTTATACGAGAGAGAAAGGCTTATAATTCAAGCCGACAATTATTCTAATCTTTAAACTATTAACTATGGTAGCAATTGGTGAACCATTTATTCAAACATTGATAGAGAACAATCTATCTCTTAGAGAGTATTTTATTCTATACTGTAAGGTTTATGATAAAGACCATCTTATAGACAAATACCAAGAGAAATTCACAGAATTAAAACTGTTTTCAGTGTATGGTAAACTTGTTACTAAAGGTTTTTTGTTACGTCTTGATGGCGATAAAGGATATATCAGTACAGAAAAAGGTGATGATTTTATTTACGGTCTTGTAGATAGTTATGCTGATCAAAAGTCTGATAATCCTTTTCTAGGTGATGAAGACATCACTGAAATATCAGATTCAGTATATGATACTGAATTTAAAAAGTTCCTAGATGCTTATCCTGTAAAGATAAGACGTACAAATGGAACGGAGTCTTACTTGAAAGAAGGCACTAAAGAGATTAAAGAACTCTATGTTAAAATCATAACTGGTAAAAGAGCAACACCACAACAGATGCAAGATGCAATTGAATACTATGTCAGACGATATACTGACTCAGGTAATCTTCCGTATCTAAAAACACTGAAAAACTGGCTCTTACAAGAGATATGGCGTGACGTTCTTGGTCATATTAGTGGCCCTAATTACAAACCTGTTAAAACAGTAAACTATGGCGGAAAAATCGAATAGTCTAGACTATAAACATATCAGTATTGCTGGTACCGAAGCTCTAGATTATATTGATAAGAGGAGAAAGGGTGCAATAAGGTCGCTTAAAACAAGATGGCCTAAACTGAACAATAGATTAACTGGCGGTATCGAATGGAATACTATTATGACTATTGCTGGTATGTCTGGTTCAGGTAAATCAAGTATTGCAAATGAGTTAGAGACAAGTTTCTTTGATCATAATCCTAATGAAAACTTTTCTGTGCTAAGTTTCAATTTCGAGATGTTGGCACTTAAACAAGTTGGTAGGAAAATATCAGCGAAAATGTCACGAACTGTTACAGAACTGTATTCAGGTCAGGCTTCCCTGTCAGATGGCGATTTTCAAATAGCAGAAAATCATATTAACAATGAGATTTCTAACTACGATATATTTTATGTGGACGTACCTGGTACAGTCCAAGAAATATTCAATACAATTATGAGATTCCATGAAGAACAAAAGAAGATAAAAGGCAAACACTATGGTACTGTTATATTCCTTGACCATACTCTACTTACTAGAGGTGCTCAAGGTGCGGCAGAACGTGAGATTTTATCTAGGCTTTATGGCATGTTTATGTTTGTTAAGAAGAAAATAAAATGTATCTTTATAGCACTGAGTCAGCTCAACAGAGAGATAGAAAAGTCCGAGCGTTTAGCGAATCCTATGCAACATTATCCTATGAAGAAAGACATCTTCGGTAGCGATGCTGTGTTTCATGGTTCAGACTATGTAATGGTGTCGCATAAACCATTTATGCTACATCTTCAGACATACGGGCCTAAAAATCTACCTGTTGTACATCCAACCAATCACACACAATGTATGATATATTGGCATGTAATTAAGAATCGCGATGGCGAGAGTGGCTTAGTACTAAGTATGCTAGATAATCTTAAACACAATACAGTAGACGAATACAATCAAATCTTTTCATAATGAGTCAAGAAATCTTAGTAATCGGGGAATCAGGCAGTGGCAAATCCACTAGTATAGAACAGCTTGATCCTAAGTCTACGTTTATCGTTAACGTAGCAAATAAACCACTTCCATTTAGAGGCTGGAAGTCAAAATATGCGCCTCTATCAAAAGATAATCCTACTGGTAATTATCTAAGTACGGATGATCCATTGAAAATTGTCAATATGCTAAAACATATTGATAAAAATATGCCACATATTAAGTATGTGATCATTGATGATTTTCAATATATTATGGCTAACGAGTTTATGCGTAGAGCTAACGAGCGTGGCTTTGATAAGTTTACCGATATTGGTTTACACGCCTGGGAAATCATTAATACAGGTAAGAATATGCGAGAGGATATTACGTTTGTAATGTTTGGCCATGCAGAAGCTTCTACAGATTTACAAGGCAACAGAAAACTGAAGTTCAAAACTATCGGTAAGCTTGTTGACGAGAAAATTAATGTAGAAGGTATGTTTACCGTAGTGTTATTTACTGATGTTTCACCTGATGAGAACGGTAATATTAAAAGATACTTTGTAACGCAAAGTGACGGCACTACCACAGCTAAATCACCTCGTGGCATGTTTGAAGATTTAAAGATCACTAACGATCTAAATAATGTAATTGAAACAGTAACCGAATACAATAGTTAAAATGAAACTTGTAGGTAAAAAAGTAGAAAGAATGAACAAGTATGGAGATACTTCTTGCATTAATTTAACCGATAACGGTAGAATGCGATTGTCTCCAAATCTTGTTAGCAGATTACGTATTACAAAGAATACTAATCGCATTGGATTTGCATATCCTGAATCAAATGAAGAGCACACATATGTGTATCTAGCACCAGATAACAATGGTATTGCTATTAATGCTCAAGGGTATGCAACAAACAAACCTCACAACAGGGATCTTAGATCTACGTTTGGGTTGTCTAGTACTGGAGAATGTACTTTGTATGTGGATGAGACACCAGTGACTTATCCAGAATACGAAGGATACACTTTCTATAGACTTACAGCTTCAGCCGAAGATACTGAGGTTACGTCTACTAGTGTTGAAGATACTAGAGAGGGAGAAGATTGGACTGACACAACTGAAACGTCAGCAGCTATTACAACAGAGGAAAGCACTGTTGAAGAAGTTGAAACAGAAGAAGTTGCTTTCGATGATATCTTTTAATTAAATAGAAATAAATAAATGTATTCTATTAGCAAAGACCTTACAGTAGATGCAGGAAATGGCATGAGTCCTATTCCTGTAGGAATTAATGAGAATGTTAAATTTAGTGGGCTAGAGAAAAAAGCTGATAAAAATGGTAACAGTTACCTCAGTTTTAATTTCACTGACTCTGATGGTAATTCTTTGATGCATAACGAGTTTGAGATAAATCCTCAATATGTTACACCTAAAGAAGGTGAGTCTAAAGAAGATGCTGTTAGCCGTAGAGTAAATAGCATGCTTATTAGAATTAAGCATATCTGTACTCAGTTTATTTCTGCAGATCAATTTGTAGTATCAGGAGCTGATTGGAGTTCTTTCTGTGATAACGTAGTGCAGTTAATGCAAAACCGTGATTACAGCAAAACACTTCGGTTGAAAGTTGTATACAACTATCGTGATTATGCTTCTCTTCCTAACTACGCTCCATTTGTAGAAACAATGGAGACTTCTCCTAGTAAACTACGTATTGGTAAATACGATAAAATGGAAAAAGAAGAGACTAAAGCTGTTGCTGAAGTTGCAAGTACAGACGATGATCTTCCATTTTAGATAACAGCTAATGTATGACTCAAGGAACATACGAGTTCCTAAAAAGCTTACTAAGGCCAATATTTTGGAACTAGTAAGCGAGTCTTACATTATAAGGCATTATATGGGGTTTGATTTCAAACTAGGCAAAGCTTATTCTAGCCCGCTTAGAGAGGACTCAAACCCCTCTTTTGTCTTATATATGGCAGGCAACGGGAGCATAAAGTTTAAAGACTTTAATGGACTGTCTGGTAATTGTTTTGACCTGGTAATGCATATACACAATGTAGATTTCAAAGAAGCATTGAGTATAATAGACAGAGATCTAGGTCTAAAGTTATCACACACCTCCGCTTATCCCTCTTCCTCCCCCAAGCGTGTAGTTTACAATGTAGAAAAACAAGAAAATCGTAAAAAATTAATTCAGTTCAAACCTCAAGTATTTACAAAGTTTGACTTGGATTATTGGGCAGCGTACAATATAAATGTTGAAACGCTTAATAAGTATAATGTGTATTCTGGTAAGTTTATATTCTTAGATAAGAAACTAATCTTACGATATGCATATACTCAGCCTATTTTCTGTTATAAATTCCTATCAGGCTCAGTTAAAATTTATAGACCTCTTAATACAGATATTAAATGGTTGAGTAATACGACTGAGCTTGACATACAAGGTGAGACACAACTTCCTGAAAAAGTAGATTGTTTGATAATTACAAAATCTCTAAAAGATGTAATGGTACTAGACAGTCTTGGTTATTCTGCTATTGCTCCGCAATCAGAGAATACTAAGACCCAGTATGAAAAAATGGTAGAGATAATTAAATCTAAACAAGTAAAATTTATCACGATTATATTTGATAATGATAAATCAGGACGTAATGGAGCTCAAGAATTGAATGGGTATTTAAGATCTGAATTTGATAGCACAGTTATAATAGATATGCTATTTGTAGAACGTCAAAAGGACATATCAGATCTTATAAAAGCAGAGGGAGAAGATAGTGCGGTTGAATTTTTAAAGAATGTAAAATGTCAAAAATAGGAAAGACATGGAAAGTAGTTATTCCAAACTATGAAGATAAAGTCCCTATCAGTCAAAGACGTAGGGCAAAGTATTTTAAAAGAATTGATCAGAAAAATAATAAAATACCTAAAAAGCATCTTGCTAAATTAAAGTCAGGTCATTTATATTTCGATCAAAAGGGCTACTTAGTAGACCATAATAAGAATAGAGTGATTGCAAACCCGCTAGTAGCAGGTAAGCCTAAGTATTGGACGATAAATGGACAAAGAATATACGATGGCTCTTTACATTATACAGCTAGGGCAAAAGTAGCTCGTTGGATGCATAGATATTTAGGAGAATATATTGATAAGCTTCCTGAGATTGAAATACCTACTGGGTGTTATCTACGTGTATGGCTTGATATATATAAACCTAATATATCTGACAAATGGGATTGCGATAATCAATGGCCTTGGGTTAAATGGTTTATGGATACTCTTGTAGAGAAGGGCAAGATTCCAGAAGACAGTGTTGCGTATGTACGTAGCGCAGGCCAAGTAAGTTATATACCTTCTGACGATAGAAAATTAGTATTTAATATACAAATCATATGATAGACTATGAAAAACTGAATGCACATAGAATGAGTGTGTCGTCACTTAATCTATTTGCCCATTCACCGAAATTATACATGAATCATGTATTAAATCCTGAAGAAGTGACTACAGGATATTTCTCAAAAGGTAGTGCAGTAGATTGTTTGATAACAGAGCCTGAGAAATTTGAAGACCAGTTTGCTATAATGTCAATTGAACGCCCTTCTGGTATGATGGGAGATCTTTGTCAAAAGCTAGTGCAATATGGTTCTATGGAAGGAGCTGAACATGTAGAGTTTGAAGACTTGTTTGAACTTGCTTATAAAGAATCAGGATTTAAACTTAGTAAAGCAGCAGTGCTTAAAAAGTTTGAAGCGCCTAACTCTGAAGCAAAGAAATATTATAACGAAATCAAGAAAGCAGGTAATAAAAAATTACTAAGCGAGACTGAACATGCACAAGTAAAAGAAGTTGTTCATATGCTTAAAACAAATGAGCATACTAAATTCTATATAGAAGATGCAGCTTCCCATCCATTAATGGAAACCATTGATCAAATGGAAATATTCTTTGAACTTGAAGATGTTCAATGTAAAGCTTATTTAGACAGAGTTATAATAGACCATACTAATAAACGTGTAATTCCAACTGACTTGAAAACTACAGGTAAGTCTGTGTTTGAGTTTGAAAAGAGTTACATTCAGTATGGGTATTTCAGGCAAGGTGCGTTCTATACAGCAGCTATTAGAGACTATATGAATAAAGATCAAAAGCTTAAAGACTACAAGCTTGAGAATTTTAGATTTATTGTAGCTGAAATGGATTGTGAAAATCCTCCTTTGGTATTTCAAATGAGTGATAAAGATATAGAACGTAGTCTTTATACTGGAGGCACTCTTAAATCAGGGCAAGAACTAAAGAGTGTTTATCAGTTGTTAAACGAACTCAAATGGCATAGGGAAGAGTGTCTTTGGGATATGCGTAAAGAGCAACTTGAGTCCCTTAAACACACTGGGTCGCTCGCCCTCGATATCATCAAGTAGTCTAGCTAGAAACTATACTACACACTTTCTTTTGCCTATGATGCTTCCCTTCATAAGCAAAACACCTTCTTTTAATTTCAGGAATTTGTATTTGGGAGCTGATTTTCTTCAGCCTCCCGAACCTGAAATTCTTCATATACTTTACAATCCTAAGTTTACGCAGCAGTACACAGACTTTGAAGCGCGTGTAGAAGCGCACAAGTCCTGCTATGGCATATATGATGCTGCGCCTGGACATGTAATGCATATGATAGAAGTACCAGAGAAATATCTAGAAGACTATCACAGTTTTCTTATTGGAAGATATGATCTGTTCTCGGATAAATACAAAAAAGTATTTGTACCAGGGAGTAAATTACATAAAGCAGTAAATAATATAAAGCCACTTCCAATGTGGCAAGAACAATTTGAAATTTTTAATCTAAAACTTATCACTAAAAATGGAAAAGAGAACCATTAAAACTAGACTTGTAGGAAAAGAAGATGTATTTAAAATCTTAGCTCTTGGCGAGTCTGTACAGATGCCTGTATTATTACTAGGCGAACCAGGTGTGGGTAAAACACAAGCGTTACTTGACTATGCTGCAAGTAAATATAATTTTAATAAAAATCTAGTAAGAGAAAAGACTTTCATTATAGAGCTTGATGAGGGTACTCGTACTTCAGAAATTAAAGGCCGTGTTAATATGCAGGCTCTTCTTGAAGACAAGAAATACGAAGTAGATGCTCCTATCGCTGATGCAGAGTTTGTATTGATTAACGAGGTTGACAAGGGTACATCAGGTGTTCGTAACACATTGCTATCTGTAATGCGTGAGAAAGCTTTATTCTATGGCGACACTATCAAGAAATGTAAGTGGACTACGTTTGCTGGTTCTTGTAATGTTATCCCTGAAGACGAACTTGAGAATCCTTTCTGGGATCGTTTTGTTCTTACACAAAAAGTTGAACGTGTAGGAAGTGACG